CATAAAGCCTTGATGAAGTTCAGAAAGTTTTACCTTACGCTTTGTCTTTTCGCCTTCTTTTTCACCTGGGAATTCAAGCTCGAACTCTGGATCCTCTGGTGTTTTCTTCTCAGGTTCCTTTTTCGGCGGTTCTTCCTTTTCTTCCTTTTGTCCTGGTCCTACACCGCTTAAAACTTCATTCTCAAGCTCTGTCTGCACTTCCGGGTCTTTTACTTCTGTCTTTTCCTTTCCCATGACTATCTCCTTTCATTCGAGTGTCTTTCGACTTACTCGTTCCGCACTATTTAGTGCGTTTTACTGCTTCCTGGTAAGGATTACGCTTCCCTACCATCCGTCCTGTGCCTCTCGGAGGCGTCTTTATAGTCCCATAAAGGGATTGATGACGCTTTTTCCGTTCGGCTTCGGTTCTCGGATTACCTAACTTAAAATTATCAAACATTACATCGCTCCTGGCATTGGCGGTGCCGGCGGTTGCATTTTCGCTTGTCCTGCTTGCATCGCTCTTACTTTCATGGTCTCGGCTGCTTCCTGCTCTTTCATAAGATATTGCTGATGTCCTTGCCTATGAGCTATAAACTTCTGTCTTATCGGTTCCGCCAGCTCAAAGAACTGTTTTGACTTCATAAAGTCTGTTATAACTTTAATGTGTATCGTATGGTCATCCCATTCATCTACGTTTACTGCCATGCCTTCTTTTAACATGGCCTGATTTTCCTCTTTTTGAAGCGTCTCATCTAAGCTGTGGAATACGCCCTCTATATCGCCAAATTCTAATAATTCTCTACCTTTTTCCTGAGTTATATAGCCTTTCTCTACAAGTAGCATAATAAATTTCTGTCTTTCCTGTTTTGAGTAAGGCAGACTTGATCCAAGCGATATCTTAATGCGTCTGTGTCCTGATACATTTTCACCTTTAAAGGTTTTTACTTCTGCTCCTAATAATTCACCGGTTGTAGCCAAAAGTCTCGGTTCTGTATATTTCTTTTCCATAATGTCAAGTACCATTTCTGAAAAGAAAGCGAGTTGTTGTTCTATGCCTATTAAGACAGGGCCAAGCTGTGATGTATCCATTTCCGATAGATTTTCGATTGCCACGCCTGACTTAGCTTGTGCCGGTATGCGTCCTAAAGAGGCATCGTGAGAGGCTGCTATATCTTCCATAGCCTTTCTGATACGTAAGATTTCATCAAGTAAGAAACTCGGAGGATTTGGCGGATTATCAAAATGAGGTTCGCTTCCTGCATTATAGAATAATAACTGCCCTACTTCGTCATCCCACTTTGTCTCAAGGCCGGCGGTCTTAGGCACTTTAATCTTTCCTGCCATCCATTTCTTATAAGCTGCAAGCCGTGTAATCGTATGATTAAGTTCCTCTTGATGTGAGATTAGCTGTTCTACCATGCCTTGTGCAAACATAGAAAGCATAAGGTCTAAATATGTAAATTCAAAATAAGGAATTCGACCTTTATATTCTTCAGGTATATCGCCTTCATGGATAATCTTATTTTTTGTGCAAACGATATATTGCCCGTTAGGTTTCTTTTTTGTAGGCAGTATCCACTTTTCTAAAACATGGCAAGCGTCCTCAAACTTCTCTGGATTCGAGCCTTCCATAAGGTTGATTAACTTCTGCTCGGGTTCTGACATTGTTACATCTTCGGCTTTCACTTTGACGTTATACTGTTCTTCTATTTCCTCTACTCCCATGACAGATTGCTCGATTAGATATCGATTCAAAGGGTCTTTGAAGATATCAAACACATGCTTAACCTTAGCTTCAACTTCGCCGATATCATCGTTTCCTACCTGATTATTAAGATAATGCGTAGACTTTGTTTTGGGGTTAAAATAAGGCTTTAAGTATCCCGTGCCGACCGCCAGAAGATACCCAAAAAGTTTCGCAAGCACCCGAATCATACCCCCGAAGTGCTGACATAAAACGGGATTGTTTTTATTAACCATCTGCCAAAAGTCCTCTAATGCTTCTTGACTTACCTTAGCTGCGGACTTATCTCTTTCACTATTTGTCGTAGCGTCTACCGTAATGTTTGATTTCATACTTAACATTCGGGCCAAGAGCGAGCGGTATAAAGGCAGGATATAGTTATCTACACGCCTTACTTTCTTCTTCCTCTCGATATTCTCAAGCTCCCAGTGAATACGTTCATCTAACCCTGCAAGAGGTTTCTTTGAAACTTGAAAGTATTGCTTACCGTGTAAGAAAGCCACGTTTATAAGCCATTGCTTCTCATAGGAGCTTCGGCTCTTTTGTAGCTTATCCCTTTCAAGGAATATCTTTGAGGCTTGCTCAGTTTCGGTTTGAGTTCGTTCGTTATTCTCTTTCTTATCTTCTTGGTCTGGCATTACTCATTCCTTTTCTTTCTTTTGTAACTGCCCTTCCAGTTCGTCCTCTATAACCGCTTGTGCTGAATCCTCTGTTGCCTTATCGCGTTTTTTAGGTTTACCCATTTCAATAGCTAATACATCAAAGTCGTAATCCTCTGTCTTTTTAATGCCTTTATCGCCTTTATTAATATGCTTGCTGGCTGCGTTTATTCGTAGTTTAACCGTTGCTATAAGGGTCTTGCCGACATCTTCTTCATCTATCCCAAGGTCTATGTTTGACACGTGAAAGCCCGGGTAATATATCCTCTCTTTTTGGTCTGCCGGTTTAGCTGTCTCAACTGGATAATCTTCTTTTCTTCCAAGGTTTATCATTTTATTTTCTCCTTTTTTGGCTTTTAATTTTGTGTATCTCTTTATATAAATCCACTCCACAAAGCAATCGGAAGTCCTTACGCATAATCTTTAAGACTTCCATTACTTGAGCTATCGTTATTGACTTCTTTTTGCCTTCTCTTAAAGTTACCTTTCGAGCGTATTCTGTTACTTTCATTGTTCACCTCTATTCATCTATAAACCTTCCGTCATGCACGAATTGTCGCCAGAATTGTCTACGCTTGTGACGGTTGTATCCTTCTCGTTTCATTACTCTGTCTAAAAGGTCTATATATTTCAACGCATACTTTCGTATACGATTCAGTCTCCACTCCCGCAAGCTCTTAATCTTCGGTAACACGAAAAATAAGAAAAACAAAGGCAAAGCCAAACCTAAAACTATTAACGCTTTAATCGCCATACTGTTCTACACCCTTTTTTGTCGGCTCCCTTTCGAGGATTTTATCTACATCGAAAGGCACATCGCTCGGTATCACCGGCTGTCCGCCTTTCATCACAAGAAGCCTGTCTACAAGTGCTTTTAAATATTCGACTTCTTTCTCTAACAGTTTGCATTTTTTACAGTTAAACATGTTGTAAACTCCTTGAGCCTTCTTCGTTAAGCTCTCTTTGCTCACCTTCCATATACGGGGGTTTAATATCTTTCTTTACCCTATCCCAAAAATCACTTGCTGGTGTTCTTATTGCTATACGTTTTGGTAATGGCGGTCTCGACATGACTACATATCGAGCCTCATCAGCACAATGATCCTCGCCATCCGTGTCCACATCTTCTACTCTAATCGAATCATGTATCAAGCCTGGAAATGTCCTTATAAAATTGTAGTTTGTCGAAAACACCCTAAATTTAGCAGAAGTGAAACCATGCTGATTTAAAAAGGGTTCGATATATTCTCTTAAACGACCCCATCCAGCCACTCGCCTATTGTCGCCTTTTATAAGATTAATGCGATTGCCAAAAACATTACGCATAGTTTCTGCTCCAGTTTCACCTTTAATTTCGCCATCTTTAGGCTTAGCGTCATGATGTGCTTTATCACCCCATATGGCTGGGTCTCCAACAGCATATGCTATTTCCTCATTAGAGGGCGTTTTCTCAAGAATAAGTTGGGCTAATGTTTTATATGTTTTGCTTTCTCCATACCATTCTCTATAACGTATAATGTCACCGTCTGGTAAACACGCATACCAGCCTATACTTGCAGGCTTCGCATAACCATAGTCAATGCCGATTATGTTCTTTCTTGGCCCTTCAATTTTATAGGGCTTAATAACATGAATCTCACGTCTCCACGTATCGAAGTATTGACCTTCATAAGCATCCCAGTCGCCTTCTTTTAATGCCCTACGCAACTTCTCTGGCAATTGGTCAAGCCGTGCTTCGTAATCTGGGTCACTTTCTATCAAAGCCTTATTATCTTCCAATCGTGAAAAGATAAACGCTCTTGCTAATGCTTTTGGCGTTCCTTTCGGCACTTCCATAAAATCTTCACCTCTGCGAATAAAGTATCTCGGAGTGCCATCATGGTCTAAAGGGTCTATAAATCGTCTTTTTACCCAAGCATGACCGACACCGCCAGGATTAAAGGTAGACCTTATAAAACACTCTATGTCGGGGTCAGATGTCCTATTCTGAGCCATTAAGAATAGATACATAGTTTCGGTAAATTCTTCTAACTGGTCAAAACCCATAAACTGGTATTCATGACCTTGATAATTGTATTTATCTTCTTCGTATTGACAGTGTGCAAATTTAAGAAGTGCACCACTTGGCCAAGTCCATTGCTTAAGTTCACCGTTCCAATGTGCCGATTTCGTAAACCATTTATGACTGCGTTGTATAATTTCTTGTAGTTTAACAAATGTTCTACGGAAAATAATCGCTTTATAGTTAGGCTTGTCTTTTTGATATGTTGCGTCCATAAGGAGAGCATCTGTTTTGCCTGGGCCTTTTGTTCCGCCAAAACCAACTTCGTAATAAGGGTTTGAAAGGTAAATCTCTTGTTTTGTTTGTGGATGCCATTCCATAACTGTTTACCCCTCTTTCTTTTCGGGGAGATATATCTTGATAGGATTATGCACCTCAATGCCCTTTTCTCCCTCCACTTCAGCTCTGGCTTCTCTGATAAAATTCGGTATAACTCCGATAAATTTCTTTTCGACTTTTCCCACTTCCGAACCTTCAAAGAAATATGATTTATCATGTCGCCATTGTAAGGATTCGTTAAGTCCTTCAAGTAACCAGTTAAGTCTATTCCGTTTGATAGCAAGGGGATGAGACAAAATCTCTTTTTGGAATAACTCTCTAAGTTGTTTGATTGCTTCTTTCCATTTCTCGCCATTTTGGTAATTATCCCTAATATTTTCACGAGTAACGGTAACCCCGTATTCTTCTGTAAGTTTTTGAACAATCAATTCAGGACAAAAACCAGAGGCAAGACAAGCACATACAAACTGCTGCATTTCAGCGGTAAGTTTTGCTCCGTTTCCTTGCTCTCCCTTTTTCCGACCCATTTTGATAATCTCCAGATAATCTCTTTACGGATATTTCAAGCAAGCTATTTTTCTTTATCCCAAAGAGATTCAAAACTTTAGCCAATTGAGTAGCGTCAGTATTGAAGATTACTACTGCTGAAC